ATCTGAGCCGCTTGTTGAGCCTGTGGGTCAACTTGAGACATCTTGTCTAGCATCTCGATCAATTCAAATCTGTTTGACAGAGAAGAATTAGCCATGATGCCCTTCAAAATGATAGGCAAAACAGGTGTATTTGGGCCAAGAGTCTGCAACAAAGCGATGAACTGTTGTTGCTCATGCTCTCTAGCAATGATTCCGAGTGCTGCAGTAGGAATGAACTTCATGTCCACAGTAGGATAACGCTCTGGATCGAACTGCATATAGCGGTAAGCGGCTTTGGTGATGAAGGGGATCATGAAATCCTCTTGGAAGTTCACCAATGTACGCTTGTATTTCTTGATAATCGAGGCAGTAGCCATCGAAATACCGCCCTGACCCGCATCTCTGGAGACAGCAGTAACCATCCCCTGAGAGTCAAGAGTGCCTGTTGCCATCAAAAGCATACGTTCAAACTCTTTGGCAGTTGTCAGGTTAGAACCATCTGTATTGCCAAACTTGAACGGGAACAGAATCTCATTGGGATTGCCGTTTGTCAGAATAGCTTTGCCTGGCTTTACTTCAAACTTAGCACCCCTTGGGAGGCGGGTAGCATCCATAGCCATCATTGGGCTAGTTGTCAGAGCTAGTGAATCTAAGTGTGAACGAACTTGGGCATCTATGGCTTTTTGTGAATTGTAAGCCTTCTCAACAGTACCACGACCCAACAAGCGATTAGGAACTGTATCGTCCTGATAAGCAAGGATTGGGCGGTCTTTCATCATGTATGGGTTCTTTTCTGCCTTCAGAAGAACACCATCATTGGCAATAACGACAATAGCCTCAACCAGATCGGAATACTCATCTTGAATACTGTCTTCAGGGAATAAGTCTTCTACTTCGCCATTCTCTTCGTTTTCTAGTTGCTCAAGATACTCTCTAGGAACTAAACCATAGTAGGTCAAAAGTTTAACTTTATCGTCTTCGTACTGGGAGACTTCTTGTGTAGGCTCTAAGTCTGTATCCATCGAGTCAGTGCCGACCTTTACCTTGCGGTAGATGCCATCTTCTTGACCTTTGACGATCTTGTGGATGGAGACATACTTCTCAATAGCCACGCCCATACAGTCATCAATAGATGTTCCATTGGGGTCAAAAAGGAAGTTACGGGGGTTAACAGGAACAATCTTGACTGCAATGCGGTCTTGTTCTACTACACCGATAGCGGCTTGTCCAACTTGACCAGGTATTGCCTGAGTAGCGGGAACAAAGACTTTCTCTGTTTTGACAACAATCTCACCGATGCCCGTACCATAAATTTCTGCCAACAGTTCAATCTGGTCAATAGACTTGCGAATCTTGTCTACTTTGAAGTCTTCCATCAGTTGTGCTTTGATGGCAGCAACATCTAGGGGGCTACCATTAACATCACGAATATCGTCTTGAATGTCAAAGAACTCACCCTGACCAAAGATAGCTTCCATGATTTCGGCATGGCGTGTCTCTACGGCTTGTTGGGTAGCGGGGGTAACGATTCTAGAACGCTCGGACTCTCTAGTCTTATCTTGGGCATCCCACTCACCATTGAAGATACGCTCGTACTCAAGCCAATCATCAAGGCAATTGACATCTCTCCAATCCCTCCATCTATCACAATGGTTGACAACAAAGTTAACTATCTCTTTGTCTGAGTCACTAGGTTCTTGGAATTCCATTCTTATACCCCACTAATAATATCTACAGGTTGCCAATCCTCACTGTCATCTTCTTCCATGTAAGATGTAACAGCCAGTTGGTCAATGTAACTGAGGGAGTCAGGCAAGTCATCATGGACTCCTTGAGCAGGGAACAGGATTAACTGGTCTACAAACTCATCCCAATCTTCTTCCGAATTTAACACAATTCTGCCATGCTCGAACCTACCTTGTAAAGCCCAGATGATTCTGTCTGCTTTTTTTCTATTCCCATGAGTCAAATCTACGATATGGGCATAGGTGTTGTTCTTTCGCATAAGGTCGCTCAGATAGGGCAAAACAGCGTTCTTTAACGCCCCCCTCTCTATTCCTACACTTAAAGGTCGGTAGTCCCGAATAGCTATCAGTATCTTAGAAGCAGTCTCTCGGATGTCCCATCTTCCATGTTCAATCTTCTTAACAAACCACTTCCCATCGTCTGTCACCTTGACGATTGAGATAGCAGACTCGTCTAGACGCTTCTTAGCATTAGCGGCTTGTTTGGCAACTTCCTCGAATCCCGCTAGGTCAACAGCGATGTAATAGCTTCCATAATCAGGTTCTACCCCGTATTTGATCCATTCTTCCTTGAAGATGTCAGAACTCGCATTGGTAAACGAAGCCATAAATTCTTGCTTAAAAGCGAAAGAACTCAGGGTCTTTTTAGCGGAATCTATCTCTGCTTGGTCAATCAAGGGGTTATCAGCAGTGGTGAAGTGCCAACTCTTCCAATCAGGATCATCTTCTGACTCCCCTAGTTTGAAGGTGTCATAAAACCAGTTGCGTCCTTTGGGAGTGCCAATAAAGAGTGCTCTCCCCCGTTTATCACTCAAACTTGCTCGAATGACCTGTTCCCATGCCTCGGGTTTGATGTCGGCAACCTCATCGAGAACGGCATAGGTCAATGAGACACCACGGAGCGTATCAGGTCTATCCGCACCACGAACGTATATCCTAGCCCCGTTTATCAGGGTAATGTCTAGGTTGTTTACATGGGACGACTGAATAACCTCTCTACCAAGGTCTAGCAGTAAGTCCCAGATAATCTGTCTTGATTGTCCCATAGTGGGACTAACATAGAGAACCGCAGAGCCTTGTGGACACTTGAGTCCTTCAATCAGAAGGGTAACTGCCGCCATACGTGACTTACCGCACCTACGCCCAGCAGCCACAACCTTGAACCGAGTCGTATCCTTAAATACCTCTTGTTGCCAAGGAAGTAGAGAGAAGTTCAGATCAGCCATATTTTGCCTCTACATCTTCAGGTTCAGTATCAATAATGGTTGGCTCTTGTCCTAAACCAGTGATATTGATGGTTACGGCACTTCTCTGACTCTTATCTTTTTCAAACAAAGAAACAGGAAGAGTCCTATCAAGACACATCTTGAGTGCTACCAATTGATGGGGATGCTCGTCATTAAGGGCTATCTCAATAACCTTCTGAGCCACATCCTTACCTCCACTCCTAATCATCAGCTCTTTAAGCTCCTTCAGACGTTGATGGTCTGTCTTAGGTAGTACTAGGGGTGGATTGTCAGCAAACCTCTGTATGGTCATCTTGACGCTTCCCTTGGGTCTTCCTCTTCCTCTTTTTTCCATTTTCTCCTCCTTGGAATGGATTAGTTCATTTTAGCTTTTTCTGAGGGTGGGATGTACCACGAATATTCTCTCCCCTTACCTACCCCCTCCCCCCCCTACTGTATGCCCATCCACCTAGGGTTTACCCTTAAGGGTTTATACCTAAGGGTAGGGTTTCTACCTAAGGGTTTACCCTAAGTTTTGCGTTATGTTAAGTTGTTATGTTAAGTGGAGAAAGAGCAAAAGAGTTGGAGGGTGCTTTCTAGTACTACTTGAATCAATTTCAATTCCCTTCCATCCTATCCAGTTCCCTTTCATTCCCTCTATCTATTCCTTACGTTACTCCCTATTGGTTCATCTGTTAAGGGCTGATCCTTTATCCTCGGCTAGGTTAGTTACGAACCCTATTGTATCCAATGGGTCTTCTGTTCTGTACCCTATAGAGTGGAGATGATGGTACAGGGCTAACAAGTTCTCGAAACCTTGGCTGATGTTGCCTTGTCCAGCGGATAAAAGTATTTGCAGCTTTGGGTTGTCTAGTTTTCTTCGGAACTGGACTGTATCTGCCTTTGGGGGTCTAGCCATGCTTCTAACCTCTCCAGTAATTAAATTAAATTAATTGTACTTTATTAGGGTTTATCCCTATTTTTTTTGTCTGTCAATGAATTAATATTCCTTTACCGAACTAGCGGAACTAGTGACTCTAAGGGTGTAAACAATGAACTTCTTTAAATCTGATCTCTTCCTTGACCTGGCTACTGCTGTAGTTGTCGGCCTTGCCCTATGCGTTGGGCTGCTTGCTTACTTTGACGTACTAGTAAAGTAAACCTTTTGTTTCCTAGAATGGTGATTTAGAGGGGCTATGCTCAATGAGATTCCGAATAGTCTCGTTGAGTGCCTCTATCTGATCCATCTTCCTTATCGACCACGCTCTCTTTTGCCCATGCCATCCAAGTACAGGATTCCGGTGGCAGTCTACACATAGGGCTATACAGGTGTACTGAAGACCCTGTTTGAAGTGATGGGCTTCTGATGGCCCTGATGCCTCGCATACTGAACATGGGAGACTTTTAACCCTTGCAAGGTGTAGCCTCTCTTTTGCGTTCAGTTTGTTGTTCATTGGGTTGCTTTGATTTCCATTCGGGCTGAGTATTGCTCGGTTCGCCAGACCTCGATCCTAGCTTGTGCCGCAGTCATAAGCCATCTAAAACGCTCTTCCTTCTCCACGGCCTCCCTGATTCCCTCTAGTATTTCGATGTATTCAGGGTGAGCATAAGCAAAGGTTTCCTGTTTTCCAAGAACTCCTGTACCCGCTTGGCTTGCCAGTTGTGCCTTGCGTGATTTGCGAAACTCCTCCAAAAACATCCTGTCGGCCTTCGCTTTGGCATAAAGTGGCGCAGTGTCAATCAGGAATTGGATGGCTTTGGTGGGTTCGTTCATACATCCTCTTGCTTATAGTTCAGTTTGTGATTCTGAAAACGCATAGCTGCTTCCATTTCCAATTCAGCACAAGCCTCTTGTGACATACATCCAACAATATCACGCCCTTCGTACCAAACTTCCTTCACAGACTCGTTATAGGTGGATTTGTCCTCGTCTATTTCGTATTCATAGACAACTGTCACTACTTCACTACCCTGACCGATTGTTGTGTCAAATTCCCAAGTTGATTCCATGATGTAACTCCTG